GTGCTATGTCAAGAACAGGCGCTCTGGAGCTTCGTTTATGGCTTCATCCGAAGAGGTGAACCTATCCACTAGGAACAGGAACTTTCATGCGGGAATCATGTCCAAGACAGGAAAGGATGCTGAGGAGATGTTTAAGGATAAGGTTGTGCCTATCTGGAGAAATCTTCCGTTCTGGTGGCAGCCAAGGTATTCCGGAAGTGATAATCCAAAGACAGAAATTCTATTTCAGCGCCCAGCCGAGAAGGCCCGTAAGGGAAAGAACATAATAGATAAGGATGCTGGACTTGAAAGCAAGATTGACTTCAGAAACACATCAAACAATGCCTATGACGGCCAGAAGCTTGGAATGTACACATTCGACGAAGCCGGCAAGCTCATAAAACCTAACAGCGTAACCGCCTCCTGGCGTGTGCAAAAGACGTGTCTTAAGGTTGGACGTAAGGTAATAGGAAAGTGTATGATGGTGTCTACCGTGAACGCTCAGAAAGAGGGCGGGGCAGAGTACCGCAAGATGTGGGATAACTCTGACATCTCTTTCCGTGACAAGAACCAAAACACGGTATCGGGGCTTTACCAGCTATTCATAAACGCTGACGAAAACCTGGAAGGGTTTATTGACATCTATGGCCGCCCTGTCATGGAAACCCCGGAAGTTCCCATAATGGGAATTGACGGAGAGATGATTTACCAGGGCTCTACGGAGTACCTTGACAACATCATAGAATCTCTTAAGGGCAAGCCAGACGAACTCAACGAGCACTATCGTCAGTTCCCAAGGACCATTGAGCATGCGTTTAGGGATGAAGCAAAATCGTCTCCATTTGACCTTACCAAGATATACGAGCAAATAGATTTCAACGACAACATGGTTACAGGTCAAGTTGTTCGCGGAAACTTCGCTTGGGAAAATGGCGTTAAGGACACAAAGGTTATATTTCATCCGGACCCGAATGGAAGATTTTATATATCCAATTTCGCGGCTCCAGGAATGTCTAATAAAAAGGTTATCCATAAGCCAACCGGCTCGTGGATGCCTCACCCAGACTCCGCTGTTCTTGCTTGCTCTGGTGCCGACTCGTATGACCTTGATGCCACAACAAGGGAGCGAAGCGCCTCAAAGGGGGCATTCCATGTGTACGCGAAATTCAACATGCGAGATGATTTTCCGTCAAACAAGTTCATCGTAGAGTACATCCATCGCCCTCCCTTGGCAAAGATATTCTATGAGGACGTGCTCATGGCGTGCGTTTATTACGGATGCTATATACTTGCGGAGAACAATAAGTACGCTTTGATAAGGCACTTCGAGGACCGGGGTTACGCCGAGTATTGCGTGATGCGCCCAGACCAGCCAAAGGCAAACCCGTACCAAAAATCACAGGGAAAAACAAGGGGTATTCCATCTAACTCTGCTGACGTCATCCAAGCTCACGCTGAGCGTCTTCAGGCGTACATCTACCAGCACGTTGGTGAGAACCCTGAAACAGGCGAGATGGGAGACATGCCATTCAATAGAACACTGAACGATTGGGCCACATTTGATATAACGGACAGAACAAAGAATGATGCCTCTATTTCTTCAGGACTAGCATTAATGCTTGCGTTCAAGGAAGTGAAGCCAATTAAGGAGAAGAAAAAGATTTCAATATCCGACATTGTTCCGGAGTTTCGTCAAGGAAGGTAAGCCCTAAAATAATCAGTTGATAGGTTTTAAGTATCTTTGCTCAAAATAACTACGCGAAATGAGTAGCAGCGAAAAAAGCATTTTCCCCTCGGATTTTGCGCCCAGGAAAACAAAAGAATCAGATAAATACGGTAAGGAGTACGCAAAAGCCATAGATTCGGAGTGGAGGCGTACAGAGATGGACATTAGAGGTGGCCGCAGGCAAAAGTTTATTGAGAACAATCAATACGCCACAGGGACCCAGCCTATCCAAAAGTACATCGACCAAATGTCAGATGGTGATACGTCAAACCTAAACCTGAACTTTTCTCCGCTTTCTATCATTCCAAAGTTCGTCGATGTTATTGTAAATGACATTTACGACAGGAAGTACAATGTAAACGTCAAGGCCCTAGACCCAGTAGCTCAAAGTAAGAGAGACAAGGAGCGTCAAGCCCAAATAAGGAAGGTTAAGAATAAGGGCTTCATGCAAGAGTTCCTTAAAGCCAACCCTAAGGCTGAGCAATTTGTGGAGCTTACAGAAATGGACTCCATCGAAGAGGTAGACCTGTACATGGAGCTTCAATACAAAATGGCCCTGGAGGCTGCGTTCGAAAAAGGAATAGACCAAATACTTTCATCAAACGATTACGATGTAATCCGCAAGAAGACCATCCGCGATTTGGTGGTCAACGGTATTGCTATTCAGCGAAGATATTTTGACCCTAATTCCGGGATATCGGTGCGCTCTGTTCAGCCTGAGAACTTTGTACACTCGTACACGCAGTACAACGACATGCGCGACTGCACATACATGGCCGAGTACAAGGTAATGACAATATCCGAGCTAAGACGAATCAGCGACCTTGATGAGGGTTCACTGAAAGAAATAGCTGATAGATACGCTGGCAAGTTTAACAACCCGGACACTTACGCCGGCAACCCATCCTACAATGAGTTCTCTGGAATGGTAGAGTATGAGTACGACCCCTTCCAGGTGACTGTGCTTGACTTTGAGTTTATCTCTACCGACCCAATCGTTTACGAAAAGAAGGGAAACCGTTACGGAACTAGCACATTCACGAAGAAAGAAGACACCTATAGGCCTCCGGCAAAAAGCAAATACAAGAGGGAGCAGACAAAGAAGAAAATTCAGAACCTATACGGAGGGTATTGGGTTGTTAGCACAGAATACATATTCGGATATGGCCTTAAGAGCAATATGCTCAGAAAGAATACCGAGCTCACCAAAACAAGGATGAGCTTCTGTCCGTATGTCATGGACATCAATAAGATGCACTACCAGTCTACTGTTGACCGCATGCGCTCTTTTGCTGACCAAATGCAGATTGCCCACCTCAAGATTCAACAGCTGTCGGCCAAGGCCCGTCCTGCTGGACTCTTAATCGATGTCGACGGATTGATGGACACTGGAATATCGGGTAAGGGTGGCGCAGAAATGAAGCCTCTTGAGCTTATTGCTATCTACAACCAGACAGGTAACCTTCTTTATTCATCAGAGGGATATGGCGAAATAGGCCAGACCCAGAGACCTCCAATGCAGGAACTGAAGAATGGTCTTGACTTCAATGCGCTGAACTCGCTTATACTAATGTACAACACCAACTTGCAGATGATTAGGGATGTGAGCGGTGTTAACGAGGCTAGAGATGGCGCCAGAGTGTCCGGGGAAACAGCCGTAGGGGTTCAGCAGCAGCAGCTTATGGCATCTAATAATGCCACGAAAGGCATTGACCTTGGCTGGAGAAAGGTGACAGAAAACACATGCGAGGACATTTGCCTTGCTCTTCAGGATACTTTAAGGTATTCTGATGATTTCTCAAAGGCATATGAAGAGGCTATTGGGGAGGTGGCAGTAGATGTTATCGAAGCCTCTGAAGGCGTCCGCATCCACGATTTCGGAATTTTCATTGATGTTGAGCCCCCTAAGGAGGACAAGATGATTCTTGAGCGCGACATCGCGAACTCAGTTGCTAATGGCGAGATTCGACCTGAGGACGCCATGATGATTCGCCGGATTAATCCGAAGCTTGCTTATCAGATGCTAAGAGTGCGCCGTAAGCGCTACCAGAAGGAGATGATGCAGATGGAGCAGCAGAAGCAGATGGCCGCCGCTCAATCGAACATACAGTCAGCCCAAGCAGCTTCACAGTCAGAAATTCAAAAGATTCAAGCTAAGACGCAATCCGAGATGGCTTTGGAAAAGATGAAGTTTGAGCAGGATATGGCTCTGCAAAGAGAGAAGGCCATGGCCATGTATCAAATAGAGCAGCTTAGGGCTCAGACTGAATATGCCACATCTTCTATGCAGCTCCAGCAGAAGTACCAGATGGACATCATGAAGGAGGATAGAAAAGATTTTCGCACCGAGAAGCAGGCCACTCAGCAGTCCAAGATGATTGAGCAAAGAAAGAATGAGGGTTCTAAGCCTATTGATTTCGAGGGAAACCTACCTGATTTTCTTACACAATGAAGATAAGTACAAAGGGAAAGTCAAAGTCGGCAGAGTACTACGCTAAAAATCCTGAAGCCAAGAAGAAGAAGCTTGAGTATGATACCAGGTATCACAAAACCAAGAAGAGGAAGAAGTACCGGGCAGGATTAAACAAGAAGCGTCGTGTAGCCGGGAGGTATGGAAATGGAGACGGAAAGGACTACGACCATGCCACCGGCACGTTTGTTGATATGCGGACGAATAGGGGTAGGAACTCCAAGAACAAAAAGTCTACTGCCGGCGACCGCCGCGCAAGAGGTTAACTATCAAACACTTACACTATGAACATTACCAAAGAGGCCGATGAATTCGGCGGAGCTTTTATTGACAACAGCTACATTAAAAACATAGAAGACAAGGGTACCGGGTCCAACACTTGCGACCTAGATACCGGGGAATGTGAGAATTGCGGAAGTTGATTAAAAAAACATCCGTATATTTGTCACTGAAATAGTTTACAAGTAAAATAAATAGACATGCAAAATAGAAGCCCACTAGAGGACTGGAAGCCAACGCAACCAGTTCAGGAGCCTTCAGAGCCTAAACAGCCTGAGGCAAAAACAGAGCCAGCTCAAGAGCCAGCTCCGGCAGCAGAGCCTGCCAAAACACAAGAACCTGCAACCCCATCTTCGGATGGAGCAGCTATATATGACAGTTCTTTGAAAGGTGAAGAAGTAAAGAACACCGCCGAGCCAGCTCCGGAGCGTAAGGGCACGACGGTTTCTTTTAGCGCAAAGCCCAAACCAAAGGGAGTTGAAGAACAGGAAGTTCTCTCTTTTCTAAGCGAAAAGCTTGGTCGTGAGATTAAATCTGTTGAGGATATTACGCCCTCAGAGTTCGCCAACGAACAGGTAAAGGCTATTAACGACTTCGTAAAGACCACCGGACGCGGAATAGAGGATTACATAGCCACGCAGACTCAGAACTTTAATGAGATGAGTGATGCGGAGGTTTTGAGATTCAATATGATTCGCGAAGGGTACTCTCAAGCCGAAGCTGACAAGATGATTGCTTATAAGTATAAGCAGGACTCTGACAGCTTTAGTGATATAGAGATTGAAACCGGACTTCTCGAGATGAAGGGCGACGCACGTCAAGCACGAGCGGAGCTTAATCAGCTTAAAGAGCAGTATGCTTCAGAAAATGTTGCTCCTGTTCAGTTCAAGGAGAAATCTTTGAATGAGAAGTATTACGGTTCAGATGATGGTTTTGCCGAGGCGTTCAATGAATCGCTTAATCAGGACATCACTGTTACTTTAGGTTCGGAAGGCAATGAGTGGAACTGGGACATCCCGGAAGAAGCAAAACAGGCCTTTGCTGAAAGCTTTGAGTCTCTTGACGATTTAATCCCAAGAAACGAAGATGGAAGCATAGACACCAATCGACTTATTGTTGAGCGGTTAATCCTAAACAACATTGATTCTGTCGTTGAGGCTCGCGCCACAGTGGCGAAAAGCCAAGGCAAGGAAGAGGTAGTAAAGGACCTCAAGAATGTGAGCAATAACGACACGACACGCGATGCTACCGGCGCAACTACACCGACATCGAACAAGTCAGCTATGGACATCTGGGTTGACGCCCAGGGCAGGTGATAACTGATTTGATAACAAAAAAACTAGCATAAAAAATGGCTACACTTTCACAAGCAGCTGAGATGGTACTTGACGTACCTGCGTCGGTACAACCGACACTTGACTCTTACGTAAGCACGCTGACTATTCACAAACCTGAAGAGGGTGGTGTATTGGCATCGCGCTACGGAGTACAGCGGGTCTCTGACCTCTTGGCTATGAATGCGGCTTTTCGTCCGACCGCTCAAACAACTTTCGGTCACCACGAAGATGCCTTTATCCACGCTTCATTTGAGGCGCAGATTGCTACAGCTCCGACCTCTGGTCAGGCTGACTCTCAGTTCACAATGAACGCAAGCTACATCACATCTAACGATAAGGTGTATGTTCGCGTGAACGACATCATCATGTTCCAGCCAAATCGCCAGCTTGCTCTGGTTACTGCTGTTGCATCTGATGGCTCTACTTTCAATGCCACTCCTTATGAGGCATGGAGCTTTACTTCTGCTTACGACGCCACAGACGTTCGTATTATCGTAGTTGGTAACGAATTCCTTGAGAACACAGACCAGCCTTCTGGCCGTACTCCTGAGGTTCATCGTTACACCAACACCACGATGATTATGAAGGAATCCTTCGAAATCTCTGGTTCTGAAGCTACCAACCAAGTTTGGTTCCGCACTCCTGGTGCTGTTTCCAAGTCTGGATTGGATGAGTACAACTGGGGACTCAAGGGTGAGTACGATACCTACCTTCGTATGGAGAATCAAGTTGAGATGACCATGTTGCTGGGTAAGAACCCTGCCACATCCGGAACTCTTGATGCTGCTGGATATAATGGAACAGAAGGTCTTATCCCATGGTTGGAGAATGATGGACAAATCCTTGATTTGAACAGTCTTCCTATGACTCTGGACGATGTTGACCAGATGACCAAGCAGATGGACAAGTACAAGGCGGCTAAGGAGAGCGCTTTGTTTGCCGGTTTCGACCTGCGTAATGCTGTTGACAACCTTTTGGCTGGAGTTAACTCTACAGTTGCTGCTCAAGCCTCTTACGGTACGTTCAACAACAGCAAGGATATGGCCCTGAATCTTCAGTTCCAGTCTTTCAACAGAAACGGATATACATTCCACATGAAGACCTACGACCTGTTCAACCACCCGCAACTGTTGGGAGCTGATGGATTTGATTATCCAGGATGGGGAATGGTTATTCCTATGGACTCTGTTCGTGATGCCAAGACAAACGAGAGCATTCCTTCTCTTTCTGTTCGATACAAGCAGCTTGGAAAATATTCTCGTCTGATGGAGCACTGGTTGACAGGTTCTGCTGGAGGTATCACAACTCCTACCAATGGAGAGGATAACCTGAAGTGCAACTATCGTACTGAGCGTGGTTTCGAGGGAGCCAAGCCTAACCGCTTCTTCCTTATTCGTAAGTAATAACTACAAAAACTGACATTTATCATGGCAAAGCAATTAGCAATTACTGACGGAACGAACTACGCATACGTTGCGGTATCACCCGGACTTAGCGTAGCTGACACTGGAGTTAACACTGTTGTGGTGTCCGACGGACATCTCGACATCACTGTTACAACAACAGCCTCTGGAGAGAACGACTTCATTGCCGACGTGCAAGAAGCTCTTCGCGCTGCTAACGGAACCACTAAAGGAAACATCGGAGATGGCTATGTCTTCACCGTTGCATCCACTTATGTGGCATCGTTCGCTGCTGCGGCTGCTTAACATACCTAGAGAGGGGGCCGCTACGGCTCCCTCTTATTTTTCTTTTTAAACTTAAAATTCAATTCAAATGCCAACTCAAAAAATGCCTGTAACCGACCTGACCAAGGTTCCTAAGGCAAAATCTTCCAACGAAAAGGTAAGCTCTAAGGCTACCTATGTAACCGACCCGGTTAAAAAGCCCACTCGAAGGGTAGTTCAATTCCACTTGATTTCAGAAAGAAAGCCGACAACGGTTAGCTTTAAGGCTGAAGATATCGTCGACCTTGGCGATGGAAAGGGCCTAACGGCTATCCGATACGCGAACGGCCAGAGGACCATTATCAAGGACGACCAGCCTGACTTTGTTAAAAAGCCGGACTACCTCCTTTTCATGGCCGGTATTCTTACCGTTCAAAGTTCAAACACTGCTCTTCTTGAGTTCTTGCGTAAAAGCAACTCAAACGCCAATAATCCAAACAGGCTTGAAAACAAGCAGCCTAAGTGGATTGAGTATGACCCAGACGCTATTAGCCAGAAGCAATTTGAAGAGGAGGTCAAGAAGCTTGACGCCGTAAGAATTGCTCTTGAGGCTGACACCAAGAAGGCATTTGGCATGGCCATGATGCTTGGCGGGAAGCCACAGGACGCTCTTGATGCAAAGCTTTACCTTAAGAATTATGCTGACAGAGACCCAGCAAAAATCATTGAGCTTAACGGCGACCCAACCCTTGAGAAGAAAAGCAACTTCCTGTTGGCCTTGTCTGTCGGGGTTATGCGAGTAGACGAAAAGGGGCGTGTCTTGTGGGGTTCTGGTAATTCAGCAATCACCATTGTCCCTGCCGGCATTGAGCCGCACGACCACATGTACGAGTTCTTCAGAACCGAGGATGGTGGAGTAGTGTACAACCAAATGATGGAAAAATTAGAGAAGTAATTCTCTGATTCATAAACAATTAGCATTGGGGCCCCGTAAGGCCCCTTTGTTTTTTCGTTTCTTTGATATACCTTTGCTTGTCTATGACAACTGAATTGAATGACAGAAAAGAGCAAGTAAAGGACATGGATATTGTCTCTTGGCTTGCAGCAAACGGCCATCAGCCGGCCAAGAAATCAGGAAGAAACCTATTCTACTATTCTCCGTTCCATGCTGAGAGAACGCCATCATTCTCTGTAAATACGCAAGGGAACTACTGGAAAGATTTTTCTACCGGCGAGGGTGGCGACTTAATTGAGCTTGTGAAAAAAATCAGGGGCTGTAGCTTCCAGGCCGCTGTAGATTTGCTCTCTCAAGATGCCGGTATTGAAATACCGAAGTTCGAAAAGCCAGACGTTCCTGAAAAAGCTGACCCATTCAACATCACATGGGTTGGCGAGCTGTTTTCGGACGATTTAACGACCTACATTGAATCTAGGGGCATACCGGTTGAGTTGGCCAAGAAGTACTGCCAGGAGGTCTGGTTTAACCTGTGGAGCGAGAATAATCAGCGCTGGTATTCCATGAAGTGCCTTGGGTTCAAAAACGATAAGGGTGGATGGGAGTTCCGGAATAAAGATTGGAAAGGCGGAAACTCTCCAAAGTGGTACACCACAATAAAGGGTACCAACGATGTAGGAACCGTAAATGTATTTGAGGGATGGATAGACTTCCTTAGCGCCCTTGTCTTCTATGAAAGGGATGAGTTCGAATCTGACACAATCGTGATGAACTCGCTGTCTTTTTTTGGTCGCGTTAGTGATGTGCTCAATGGGTACCACACCGTTAATCTTTTCCTTGACAATGACAACGCCGGGAAGATGTACACAGATAAATTTTGCCGAAGTTTTTATTGCAGGGACTTCTCCGGGATATACCAGGGGCACGAAGATTTTAATTCAAAGCTCACCTCCCGTTAATTCTGTATCTTTGTGCTATTAAAGCATAAAAGATAATGGCATCAGCATCCATAAACACCGTTTATAGCCTGGTGCAGCGTATAGCAAACAAAGAGCAGCGAGGATTTATATCTCCTTCTGCCTTTAACCAATACGCTCAGCACGCCCAATTGGAGGTAACAAACGAACTACTTGAAGAGTTAAAGGTTTCTGCAAACCAGAGAAAAAGGTACTTGGAGGAGTCCGATGGAGTCCGCGGTGGACGCCAGGCTATCATTGATGAGCTTGCTCCGCTATTGAAGGCATCGATACCTCTTGTAAACATCTCTTCAAATAACTTTTCAGAGCCAGACGACCTCCTGCATATCGATGATATCTTCTATGGCGACGGGACCAACTTTTGGAAGGCTGACATCGTAAACCCTGCCCGGGCCAATCACTACCTGAACTCAGAGCTTTCTGCCCCATCAGAGCAATACCCAATAGTGTTACAAGCTAATGGGATATTTTCTGTTTTCCCAAGCACCATCACAAGCGGGATGTCAATAAACTATTACAAGATTCCGCAGGGGGTTACAACTGCAGGGGCAAAAACAACTCAGCAGCCAACGTGGGCATACTCCACCCCTGGCAGTTCTTCCTCCCCGGTATACAATGCTACCAACACAATCGATTTTGAATTATCGTCGGCGTCCACTAACAGGCTGGTTGTCAAGATATTATCTTATATTGGGATATCTCTAAGGGAGCAAGAGGTTCAAGCATACGCCGCATACAAGGAAAAGAGAATAACTGACGACGTACAATAATGGCAAGTAACTACACCAACATATCACAGATTGTAGAAAACTACATGATTCAGCGAGGAGAGGATGATTACTCGAAGTATGCTGAACGCGGCCAGGTTCGTCATTGGGCGCTTCTTGGATACCGGGAGCTTCAGAGTGACATCCTTGGCGAGGTCAAGCAAACCGAGCTGGCAATCACATCAAATCCATACGTGGAACTCCCTGCTGACTACCTCGACTATACTTTCATTGGCGTAAAGGGCGATGACTGTAAGTTGCACCCTATGGGCCAGAGAGAGAACATGTATTTCGGGACATGTATACCATCAGCAGCTGGAACCATTGATGACCTTCCGTGGTTATACTTGGTGGGTGGCCGAGGCGGCTCGTATGGCGTTCCAACCGGTCGTAACTCGAATAATGCTAATGGTGAGTATCGCATAGATAAGGAGAACAACAGGATTGAAATCTCTTCCAACATAAACGGAAGCTCTATTGTTCTTGAGTACATTGCTGACGCATCACTGAACGCAGACCCTACGCTGCACAAGTACGCAGAGATGGCCCTTTACGCGTACATCTATTACAGGCTAATATCCAGAAAGACATCTGTGCCAATGAACGAGAAGGTTCGCGCAGAAAGGGAGTGGATAAAAGAAAAGAAGAAGGCCAGAAGAAGACTTAACTCCTTCACAACAGAGGAAGTCCTTGAGGCCCTAAGAACAGGCAACAAACAGGCACCTAAGGTATGATAATCAAAAATCTGTTCAATAAAGGAATGGACAGGGACACAGATGAGCGCCTTGTCCAGCCGGGTTTCTATCGTAAGGCTATAAACCTGCGCCCAGGGAGCTCATCGGGCTCTAACGGCTTTACCCTTGAGAACATCATGAGCAATGAGGCGATATCAGTATCGCTTCCTGCCGGTGACAATGTGTGCATTGGTGTTGCCCCACACGAAGAGAGAAACACCCTATACTTCTTTGTGTGGAACTCCAACGACGACCACACCATCTGGAAGTACAACGGCATTACCGGAAACACCGTTAAGGTCCTTCAGAACTCTTATCTGTCGTTTTCTAAGTCCTATCTCATCACCGGCGCAAACGCTATCTCTATTCTTAACGGAGATACGCTGCTTTATTGGACAGATGATTACAATCCACCGAGAAAAATCAATGTAGCCAAGGCTATTGCCCACACCAAGGGTGATTATGGAAATGGGTATCCGGCTGTTCTTTCCACCGG